TCCAGAAACCATGCATGTATAGCTGATTCCTGAAGGAGATGAGGCCTAGAAGCTCACTCGAGTCGCGCCGTGTCAACGGCAATCTACGTCGGAGGCGTGTCACAGACACGTCTTCCCCTCCATAGTAGTCGCCACCACAACTCTCCCTGAACTTCCCAGTCCAGAAAGACTTGCGGGAGTTGGGCTTCGTCGCTAACGCGACTAGGTCCGTCAACACGGATTGCACATAGCGTGTGGGAACGATAATATCATCCCCAAAGACACGCAGGGAGCCACGGAGCCAGCCACCATTCATGATGGCGCGCCGCCACTCAGGGCAACTAAGCTGCTTACGAACCGCATTAAGGGCGATCGTCGCGAAGACGATGCTCTCAACCGGAAAGCAAGTAGCTGAACCCATAGACGCAAACTTCGATAGCCGAATAACACGACCATCTGGTAGGGAGGCTGTTAAAGAGCGCGACGCAGTCAGTGCCGCGAGGAGGTTCGGAAAGTCTCCGAACACCGCTTCAACAACCGCCAGTCCAACCCGATCCGATGCCTCACTGAGATCCAGTGTTGCAAGGGAACCGTCGTGAGAACCACGACGTGCCATAACACGATTAAGATCCTGGTTGTCCAGGCATACGAAATCGTGATCGGCCGAGAACGCACGGGAAAACGACGACAGAATAGCCTGCTGACAATACTGTACGTTAGCAGGCTCTGCTGCGATAACCCGTGCCTTGGACGCCGTCTTTGGAACGCATATAACCCGTACAGGCATTTCGTTCCTGGGTTCGGGTTGATGCAACGCGGCCAGCCGCTCAAAGTGGGAATAACCCGCGAGCAGAAAATCGGCTGAAGGGAAAGAACCTTCGAGTCGACTGGGCCAATACAGGGAGTCGTACTTTCCGTTACCGGAGAGCCGATCCGCTGTGGCCCCTGGGCCGTGTCGAGGGACGATCGACAAGGAGGAAATCTCTCTGTCGATCCTACGGAGTTCCCGGCCGAAAACCTCGGTCGCGGTTCTCCTGAGCTCCCTAAGGAGTCCCGGGTCAAACCAGTACTCATTCATCAACCTCTCACACTCGACGAAGCCATCGATCGATTGTGCAGCTCGTCTCTCATCGCAAACCTCAAAAATCTTGGAGGTCACTAGAGTAATTTGACGAATACCGCGGATCGCCTCAATCGACGGCGATTCGAGTAGCGCACCTGAGCGCTCAGAGTCGAAGACAAGCATGAGGATACCTCCTAGAAACAGGGGGAACCCACCTCTCTTCCGGAAACCCGGGAAGGAGACTGAGGCTATGCTGCCCGTATCCAAGGCGCGTTCAAACGCCGCGGAAAAGGCAGGCAGGGTAATCGTAAGAAACGACTCGCCCTCGCCTTCGACACGAGACGTGACCGTTTTGAGGTCACGCTCCACGTTCGTGCTGCTAGCAGCCCCAACTTCATTGATAAGGCTGCATACTAGGGCTGTCAGGCTTTTCATGGTACCTCCAATTGGGGGATGCCATCCTCAAGCCTACCATGCCACAGGTGGGGTGCCGCTATATGCGGCACCCCTGAGGAACTCGGTCAGAGTTCCCCACCCAGAAGCTGTGTGATCCGTGCTCCGGTGGAGGCAGTGCAGTACGCCGTAAAGGCGTCCACGATAGCCTTCGCCTCGGCAACGGTGTAGCCGACCTTCGGCGTGTCGACCACGAGGTACACCGACATGGAGTACTCCGCGTTCAACGACGACTGGAAGGGATCGGCCGCGATCTTCGAGTGGTTGAGACGCAACGAGCGTCAGTTCCGTCGCCCATTCGTCTGACCCACCACGAGCTGGACGAGACCATCGTCCTTCGTGAAGGTGCCAGCGGATAGCGAGAGACCGGTGCGCGGAAGCGTGTTGGCCACAGAGGAGATCGTGACAGTCTGAGGGTCTGTGAACATAGTGGCGTGCCCCTTTCAGGGATTACGTCGATGCGCAGCGTCGTTGCTACACACCGAAGGTGATCGGGAGAAATTCCCAACTAGCGACCGGACAATCCGATCGCGGCGAGTATCGCCCACTGCCGGGGTGTAAAACCGTCAGCTGTGAGCCCAAATCCGAAGGGTGAAGCTTTGACACGCCGCTTTGACACTCGATAAGCGGTAATGTCAGAGTCTCCAGAGGACCCGTCCGCAAAGGTATGACCGCGAAGGCTGTAAACAGTCTTCTCGGTCTTCCACTCGGAAAGGTATCCATACTGGAGAATCAGGCCATCTTGGCTGAGCCGTGTAAGGGCGGTCACGAGACCGCCAAAGTCCACGACCCAGTCAGACAGCCACGACCAGGGTGCCAGGTTCCACAGAGTCTCGGGATCAACTGAGGCCCCGTACAAGAGGCGAAGGCGGGACATTTCCCGTCTAATGCCTAAACCTGAGGTCGCATCAGGCACGAAGTACCTGAAGCAGCCTGAAAAGCGGTAAGACGTCGTCGTTGTAACTGACTTCGAGTATACACCGCTCGTACCCTGAATGTAGGAGGTTCCAGTCGGCCAGCCCGGCGATAAGCCGAGATTGGTAACGACTGTAGTCTCCGTGGGATCGAACGCGAACGACCTTCTAACAGACTTGCCA